ATCTTTTAAAGCAAGACATAGAAAGAATATTGCAAGAGGTAAAACATCTGCAGCTTTTTGGGCAGACAAGTTTTTATGGAATCCAAGAAGTAGTAGGAAAAAGAATCCACCGAAATCACAAAAACAAGTATTTGGGAGAAGAAAATAATGTGGTCAATATTTAAAGATGAAAACGAGTACAACGAAAAAGCAATTATTGGATTTATTTCTTTTGCCTTAATGTGTGTATTTGGAATAGTAGATTTAGTAATGGGAATTATTGGTATTGAATTAATGGTAAATGACTATATATACAATTCATTTGTTTGGGTTACACTTGGTTCATTTGGTATAGCAGGGGCAGAAAAGGTATATAAGAAATAATGCCAAAAAAGAATGCAATAACATTTGTAAGAAGAAATGGTAAAAAGAAAACAAGACAAGGACAAAGCCATAGAACAAAGTATGGAAATAAAATGAGTAAAAATTATTATAAAAAAAGAAATAGAGGACAAGGATAATGGCAATAGAATTTGAAAATATATATAAGGATCGTGTAATTGATACGATACAAAAGTTATTAAAACAAAATCTTTCTTCTATTCCTGTTTTGTTTGATGAACATAGAGGGCAAGAAAGTATTTTAATTACTCCTGAATCAGACACTTTTGTTGATTTTGCAAGTAATGTACATATTAGAGAATTTACTACCTCAATCAACTATCAATTAAGAAAAGGTGGAGAATATACAAAAGACAACCAACTTAATAGATTGACTATGATTGCAGAAATAATAAAAAGAATTTTATTTGATAATAGAAACTTTGAAAGTGGCAATATTACAAACTGGTATGGTGGTCAAGTATCAAGTGTAGAATATACAAGAGATGATGATGATGAAACTATATCTAATGTTATTGTTACTTTTCAATGCAACACAAACGAGGTGATTTCATGAAGTATAAACACGTAAAAGGACTTCAACTACAAAAACCATCATATCTTAATACACCTAATCAGAAGATTAGAGAGTTATTAAGTGGTAAAGAAGTTGAGTTAGAAAAAGAAAACTTGGAAGAATTTGAATCTTTAGGTGTTCAAGTTCAACCAGTAAAGAAAGAACAGCCTAAAAAGAAAGTAAAAAAAGAGGAGAAATAACACATGGCAGTTAGTGGAAAAGTCTATTCTAAAAGTGATTTTAGTATAGGTATAAAAAAGAAAATAGTTAATGGTTCGTCTGTTCTATTTAGTACAGCAGCACAAGATGATGCTGCATACGAGTTACTTCCTGTAATTAATGTATCTGCACCAGTCCTCAATCTTGTTGAAAGTGGTGAGATACGAAGTAATAATGCAGGAATGATTGAACTTAATACAGACCAGTTCAGAACAACAAAAGGTGGATTTATTACAATGGACTTTGAAGTTCCAGCAGAACGAGATATGATTGTGCGTATGTTGGCAAGTGTACTTCAAGACCATACTTGCGATGAAAGTGGTTCAGCACCATTTATTCATACAATCCAATCAACATCAAGTGCAGCTTTATCAAGACCTGATTTTACAGCAAATTCTGTTACATCAGGAGAGAATATTGGAATACCTTGTATGTTTGACATTGGACTATATTACCCTGAATCAGCACAAGATAAAATGCTTACAAGTTCAGTTTTGCAAAGTTTGACTATGAACTTTGATATGGCTGATGGTAGATGTTTACTAAGTGGAACATTTTATTCAGGGTTTACAAGTGCAACAAAGTTCTTAGTAGAACAAACTTTAAGCAACGATAGTGGTAAACCAATTCTTATGAGTTCATCACCAACACAAATAGAATCTTACTTTGATGTTAAGAAGCTTGATGTTGATGGTCAAACTCTAACAGATATTGTTATTACAGCAGTATCATTCACATTTGAAAACAATGTAGCAAGAGTGGGTAGAGATTCTAATGGTGATGCAGAAAGTTATGCTTTTGGTATTCCATCAGTAAACATTACTGGTGAATTGTCTATAATGTATGATGGCAACACAAATTTTGCAGCAACTAAAAATATTTTAATAGATTTTTTAGGTGATGGTACAAGTGGCAATACAGCAACACTAAAACTTCAACAAGGTGATGGTACAGTATCAACAGCAGGTGAGATGAACATTGAATGTGAGATATATTCAACAGCAGTAAATCTTGACCCCAATGCAGACACAGGTGCAGTAATTACAATTCCATTTAAAGTAGTACAACCTACTTCAAGTGGTGCAGCATCAGGTACAGCATTTAAGTTTGAGTATGCAGATTCAACTAAATCAACAGGTTGGTAAAGGAGTAACAAATGAAGGTTAAAATGTTTGATAAAGAGTGGGAAGTAAAGAATCCTACATTTAGGGAAAAACGAGAACTACAAAAAAAGAGAATTAGTGCTTTAGATTCTACTGGAAAAGTAAATACTGAAAGATTTTATGATTGTCTTGAATTTGTAGAAAAAATAAGTGGCTTATCTGAAAGTGATTTTTTTGCCAAAGATAAGCCATTGACAATGGGTGAAATTGATGCTTTACTTACGAAACTTTTAAGTGAATATTTAGATGTTTCAAAAAAAGACTAATGGCTTTGTCATCTTATGTGTGGTTTAGCCACTATGGTTATCCACACTTTGACAAAAAGTTTCCTTATAAAAGGCAAAGCCCAATCACTAATAAAGTAAAAACATATAAGGATCAGAAAGATGTATTATTGGAAATTGATAGAGTGTTTGACAAGTTTCAAGATTCTAAATTTTCTGTTGGTAGAAACCTATATTTTATATTACCTCTTTTTTGCAATCCAAAATGTCTTTATGAGGATTGGATAGGGGAAACTATAAAAGAATATAAGATGAGCAAAAATTTAAATATTCCGATTGCAAGAAGTTTAGATGAAGCAGATTCATTTATTGTAGATAATTTTTTAATTATAGAAAACGAACTAAACTCTATAAAGGAGTATGAGTTAGGAAAAAATAATGGATAGAAAACAAATAAGATTAGAAATACAAGCAGAAGTAAAAAAAGCTGTTAAAGCACTTAATAAAGTAGAAAAAGAACAAAAAGATATAAAAAAGCAAAATGATATATTGAAAACAAGTTTTGCATCAATGGGAACTGCTATTGTAGCTGCGTTTAGTGTTCAAGCAATTACTCAATTTTTATCAAGTAGTGTTCAATTAGCTGCACAAACTATTTCTCTTGAAAAAAGTTTTAGAAATCTTGGTAAGGCAGTTGGATTTAATGATAAATCGTTAGAAAAATTTAGAAAAGCAACAGATGGTACTGTTTCTGACATCGATTTAATGATTGAAGCAAATAATGCTATGCTTCTTGGTATTGTTGAAAACGATGATCAATTTGCAGAATTAATTGATTCTGCCCAAAGACTTGCTAAAGCAGTAGGACAAGATGCCCTTTTTGGAATCCAATCTTTAACTACTGGTATAGGACGTCAATCAAAACTTATGTTAGACAATCTTGGTATTGTATTAGATACCAATTTGGCATACGAAAAATTTGCAGAAGCAAATGGAAAGGCAGCTAAAGATTTAGATGAAAACGAGAGAAAACAAGCTTTTATACAAGCTGCCCTTGAAAGTACAAAGGAAAAGGTAGATCAATTAGGAGAGGAACAATTAGACTTAAACGATGCAACAAATCAATTAAGTGTGTCTTTTGAAAATTTGCAAATAACTATTGGAAAAGAATTACAAGATGAAGTAGGTTTTTTACAAACAGCTTTGTCAAATTTATTAGATGTAGCAAATCAACAAATTGCTGAAAAAGGATTATTAGCAACATTATTTGGTATGCCTAAAGTTTTTGATGTAGTTGATTTAGTCGTAGATGTTGGACAAAAAGCAAAGAAAGCAGCTGAAAGTATAGTCCCACCTGATAAACCTTTAATTCCCCTACTTCCATCAGAAGATGATTTTTTAGAGGATTTTAAGGTTGCAGAAGAAAATTTTCAGGAAATAGATAGAATCATAGCAAAGCACGAAGAAGGAAGAGAGAAAAGTATTGAATTTATAAAAAAACTTGAAGCCGATGCACACAAAGAAAGAATTGCACAAAATCTTGAATCAGCAATCTTGCAAGGACAATCTGCAAAAGAAGCTGGTGTATCAGTAATAAAAGCCGAAATTGCAAAATCAACTGCATCATTAATTACAAAAATTATGCAGGGTGTTCCATTCCCATTAAATTTGGCTTTAGCTGCAGGAGCAGGTGGAATGATAGGTAAAGTAACAGATCAACTCTTTTCTTCCTTTGCAACTGGTGGTAGTTTTGTAACAAAAGGCAGAACAACTTTACCTATTGGAAGTGGAGTGGTAGTAGGAGATAATGCAAGTGGAATGGAAAGAATTGATGTAACACCACTACCAAGTCCTACAAGTAGTAGCAATAACATCACAATTAACATATCTGCACCATTAGTAGATGAAACAGTAGTAGATACAATTATACCTGCTATCAGGAGAGCAGAAAAACTAAACTTATGAACGTAACAAAAATTAGTGCAAGAAATTTTATACCAAAAAAATTATTTGGTATGAAAAAGAAAAGCATCAAACAAAAACTAAAAAAAATACCAAAACTTAAATTAAGGAGATATTAAAGTGGAACTTGGCAAAGGAACTAAATTTACATTCAGTATTGAAACAATTATTAGTATTGCAGTAACTATATTTATGGTAGTTGGTTTATGGTTTAACTTACAAGCTGACATACAAGAAGCTAAAGAATTACCTGAACCACCTGTAAGTAGAACTGAATATGATTTGAAAGATCAAATGATAAGAAATAGTATTATGAACACAGAAGAAAAAGTAGAAAAATTAGAAGAAAAGGTAGATGACATTAAAGAAGATACACGAAGTATTAATGACACCCTGCTCAAAATGAATAATAATTAATGAGGTTTAACGATGATGAAATACTTAAAATCACTTTGGCTATTAGTTGGCTTGGTGTTATTGCAATCGCAATTATACTCACAATCTGTTAATTTAGATAATTTTCAAGATATTCAATTAATGAGTCTTGAAGATTGTGCAGTTGTTCAAGTAAATGCTTCCTGGAACTATGCAAATAGATTAAAGATTGAAA